GTATCCTTCTGCGACTCTTCGGCGCTGCAAGGGGTGGGGCAAGAACCCTTTTTCCGCGGCTATCGCTTTGGCGGAGCTGTGCGGGCCGGTGTCGTTCAGCCACTTCGATTTGCGGGGCGAGCCGGTTGGTAAGGAGCGGTTCGCGGCGTGGGTGACCGCCGTGGCGTGTTCCCATGACCAGACCAGGAACTTGTTCAGCATGTTCCCGGTGCTGATCACCGACAAGTTGCGCCAGCAGTACAAGCTCGAGGTGTGCAAAACCATCATTTACAGCGGCGCCGGCGGCCGGATCGAGTCATGCACGGCCAGTGCGACGTCGCTGGAAGGTAACCGGCCCACGTTTGTCATTCAGGACGAGACGCAGCTGTGGCAGGAGTCCAACGGCGGGCATGCGTTGGCGAACGCGATCAGCGGGAACGTGACGAAGGTTCACGGGTCCAGGAAGTTGTCGTTGTGTAACGCCCACATCCCCGGTGAGGATTCGGTGGCCGAGCGGGACTACGACGCTTTCCAGTTGGTGAAGGCTGGCCAGGCCTTCGATGTTGGTGTGTTGTACGACTCGTTGGAGGCCCCGGCGGACACACCGGTTTCGGAGATCCCGTCACTGAAGGACGACCCGCAGGGCTACGAGTTGGGTGTGGCGAAGCTGCGGGAGGGCATTGAGGTCGCCCGCGGCGATTCGGTGTGGCTCCCGGTGGACGAGATCCTTGACGCTGTGATGGATGTGCGGAACCCGGTGACGGAGTCCCGCCGCAAGCATCTGAATCAGTTGAACGCCGCGGAGGATTCGTGGATCGCCCCGTATGAGTGGGACGCGGTGGCAGACCCGGCCGCTGTGTTAGCCAAGGGTGAGCGTGTCACGTTGGGGTTCGACGGGTCGAAGTCCGGGGACTGGTCGGCGTTGGTGGCGTGCCGCATCGACGACGGGTGCCTGTTTTTGATCAAGGCGTGGAACCCGGAGGTGTACGGCGGTGAGGTTCCCCGCACCGATGTGGACGCGGTGGTCCGCTCATGCTTCGAACGGTTCGATGTGGTGGCGTTCCGCGCTGATGTTCACATGTTCGAAAGCTATGTGGATGCGTGGGGCCGGGACTTCAAACGGGTGCTGAAGGTCAACGCGTCCCCGGGGAACCCGGTGGCGTTCGATATGCGCGGCCAGGTGAAGAAACGGTTTGCGTTGGACTGCGAACGGTTCCTTGACGCTGTTTTGGAGCGGGAGATGACCCACGACGGGAACCCGGTTTTACGTCAGCATGTGTTGAACGCCCGCCGCAACCCGACGAACTTCGATGCGGTGACTATCCGTAAGGCGTCAAAGGATTCGTCGAAGAAGATCGACGCCGCGGTGTGCGGGGTTTTAGCTTTCGGTGCCCGCCAGGAGTACCTGATGTCGAGGAAAGCTAGAAGCAGAAGGGTGTCGGTCATCAAGTGACCTCTTCCGGGGTGATTGCCGACTACAGAGAGAGTTAACGCCAGTGGCTGACATTGAGGACATGCGTGAGGCGCTTCTGAGTGTTTTTGAAGCCACGCAAACCCCTTTTCGGGATAGCCGCGCCTACTATGACGCCGAGAAAAGGCCAGACGCGATCGGTATCGCCGTTCCCCCAGAGATGCGCCGGCTGTTGGCGCATGTGGGGTATCCGCGCCTGTATGTGGATGCGATTGCGGAGAGACAGGAGTTGGAGGGGTTCCGCATGGGCGGCGCCGATAAGGGCGACGCGGAGCTGTGGGACTGGTGGCAAGCGAACGACCTCGATGTGGAGGCGACGTTGGGTCACACCGACGCCCTGATTTATGGGCGTGCCTATATCACGGTGGCGGCTGCGGACCCGCGCACTGATGTGAATGTGGACCCGGATGTTCCGATCATCCGGGTGGAGCCCCCCACGTCGTTGCATGCGGTGATTGATCCGCGGACCCGTGAGGTGACGAAGGCGATCCGCGCTGTGTATGACGATGAGCGTTCCACGTTGGTGGCGTCAACCCTGTATCTGCCTGATGTGACGGTGCAGTGGGTGCGGGAGCGGGGCCGCTGGGTGCAGGTGTCGCTGGTGAAGCATTCGTTGGGGTTCGTTCCGGTCATTCCGATGGCGAACCGCACCCGGTTGTCGGACACGTATGGCACGTCGGAGATCAGCCCGGAGGTTCGGTCGATCACCGATGCGGCTGCACGCATTTTGATGGACATGCAGGGGACAGCGGAGCTGATGGCCATCCCGCAGCGTCTGATTTTCGGGGTGAAGCCGGAGGATTTGGGGGTGGACCCGGAGACGGGTAAGGCGCTGTTCGACGCCTATATGGCCAGGATTTTGGCGTTTGAGGATCCTGATGCGAAAGCCACCCAGTTCTCCGCGGCGGAGCTGCGTAACTTCGTGGACGCGTTGGATGCGTTGGACCGTAAAGCTGCCGCGTACACAGGTTTACCGCCTCAATACTTGAGTTTCTCTTCGGATAATCCGGCTTCTGCTGAAGCGATCAAGTCCAGCGAGAGCCGGTTGGTGAAGAAGGTGGAGCGCAAGAACAAGCTGTTCGGTGGGGCGTGGGAACAGGCCATGAGGATCGCCTACAAGGTCGCCAAGGGGCAGGACGCCCCACCGGAGATGTTCCGCCTGGAGTCGGTGTGGCGTGACCCCTCAACACCTACTTATGCGGCGAAAGCTGATGCGGTGACGAAGTTGTACGCCAACGGTGCGGGTGTGATCGGCAAAGAGAGAGCACGTATCGACCTCGGGTACTCCATTGCTGAGCGTGAGGAGATGCGGGCCTGGGACGCCGAGGAGAACCCTTTGGGCCAGTTGGCCGGCATGTATTCCGAACCGAAACCCAAACCCGCCGTTGAGGACGTGATCGGCGCGTAACCAAAAGAGGTCCTGGTGGATGCTGAGGATTATGCGTTGCAGCAGGCGTTGATCTCGGCTGCTGTGGTGCGGTTCGTGTTGCAGTTCGCGAAGTTCGCGGCGCAGCCTTTGTTGACGGCGTCGGACTGGATTTCGTTTCTGCGGCTGCTGTTCCCGGAGGTGAAGCGGCGCCGCGAGCAGTCAGCGATGCTGGCCAGGGATTTCTACGACATCGCCCGCCGCCAGGCCCACCCGGATTTACCGGTGTTGGCGCGGGAGTTGGAGCCCTACGAGTTCTCCTGGTTCGCCCAGGCTTTGGAGCCGGTGCGGGCGTCGATGTCGGTGGAAGCCGCCCCGCAGCAGGTGGTTGGGCAGGTCGCTGCGGTGGTGGTTCGTGAAGTGGAGAACGCCGGCCGCCGCCAAATCATCAACGCGGTGAAGAACGATAAACCGTTGGACGACAAACTCACCGAGCAGCGTGAACGGGTAAAGCTCACTGATGAGCAGATCGCGGAGTTCCGGGATTTGTTGAACCCGACCGCCGAGGTCACCTCGTGGGCCGGTTCGAAGGTGACGGTGGACCGCAAAGTGGAGTTGGCGGTCACCGAGGTTCGTGGCTGGGCCAGGGTCGCCACGGGGAAAGAGACGTGCGCGTTCTGTTTGGCGTTGGTGTCCCGCGGCCCTGTGTACTACACCGGGCAAACCGCCGGGGTGGATCTACCCGACGACGAGCTGGTGGACATGTTCCGCTCTTCGAGCCTCGAGGAGTACTTCGGGGACATTGAGGAGTTCATGGCCCCGGAGGACCGTTTCCACACGAAATGCGACTGCAAGATCGTCCCGGTTTTCGATTTGGAGAACTGGGTTGGCCGGCGGGCATCGCAGAGAGCGTTCACGTTGTGGGAGGAAGCTTCCCGCCGCGCCGAGAAGGCTTTGGAAGCCGAACCGGACAAGAAGTTCTACTCCCGCAACGGCCCTAAGTACGGGCCGAATAAGGGGAAACCTGGGTGGTACAAAACCACCCTGAATCGTGAGGCACTCAACCAGTTGCGGCAGATGATCGCAGCGGGTGAGGCCGACGCAACTGACTGGGCCGCCCTGAACGCGGCCTGAGTTAAGGAAAACCGTGAGCCCTTGATGGGTTCTCAACTACGCCCAGGAGGCAACCAACATGTCAGACGAAGCCGTTACCGCCGAAACCGTGAGCACCGAAACCGTTCCCGAAGCCCCGGAGGCGCAGGAAACGTTTGGCCTCGAATACGTTCAAGATCTTCGGCAGGAGGTAGCAAAGCTTCGGCAAGAGGCAGGTAAGTACCGACTCCAACGTAACGAGGCAACGGAGCGGGCCAAAGCCGATCTCAGTAAGGACTATGAGTCAAAACTTTCGGAGCGTGAAGCCGCGTTCAACGAACTCAATGTCGAGTTGTTGAAGCTTAAGGCGGTTGTCTCGGAAGGGATTCCTACTGAGGACATCTTCGATGTGGCCGCCCTGATTCAGGGTGACGATGAGGCCACGGTTTCGGACAGCGTGAAGCGTGTGAAGTCGCTTCTGGACAAGGCTCCCACCCGGGAGCGCCCTGTTGACCCATCTCAGGGTTCGGGCAATGTGCTGCCGCTGAACGGTGATCCGTTGTTGGAGACCGTGAAGCGGATGGTCGGCGCCT